AAGATATCGATTCGAGAGTTAAAAGATTGGAAGAGTCGATTATATCAGCATTGAATGTCATTGTTGATATATTTGATAGTAAAGAGGAAATGGGTGTTACTGATACGATTACTATACATTCAAGGGTACCAAACGGAACATTCTATATTGGATATAGTAAACTAGGAACTGATTATATAGGCGATGTCAGAAGTGCACCGGTATTAGTATATCCAGTTTAATAAATTATAAATAATATAAATTTGATATTATAACCATGATGAATATGACGGCGGTGTTTATTTGGTATTAGGTACAGAACAGGGTGTTGAAGATTTAACTGGATGCACAGAATCGGCATTGATAAACCGACAATTGGTCAAAGCTAGGGCGGAATTGGAAGATATATTATCAAAAAAAGGTTTATCTGTTCCGACCACAAGTACAGTTATGAGTTCTGCTGTGGATTATCTTGCATCAGCATTAGTTGCTATCAAGCCAGGAGCCGTTAATCCAACTTCTAATTTTTCGACTGAAGATTTTTCGAGGTCAGATGGTGGGACCGAGGCACAGGTTGATTTTTATCACAAAAAGGCTATGGAATTAATTGATAATTATCTCTCAGTGTCCGCCAGCGCACCGCCTGGGTCATATATCGTTGGTCGAACGGGCGTAAGAGTAGGCGAATTTGAAGAGATGAGCACCGATGAAGGGGTGAATTATTAATGACTAGGAATTCTGAAATTGATCGGGAATTGATGGGTTCAACCGTACTGAGTTTATCAAAACGTGGGAATTCTGCAAATCAGATATCAGCAGCAATATCAGAAAACACCGGCAAAAATTTCAGTAAACAGCAAATACAACGATATGTGCAAATTAATAAAAATGATAATATACAACCTACAAAATTAAATGCAACATGTAATGATATACCACCAGAGTTGAAAATGTTGGTTGCTGCATATCAAGGACAGCCGGACCAAAGAGATGCACACACAGAGGGAGTTGAATATTACGGTAGATTTTCTGTAAATACTACTAATGTATTCGATGAATATTATGATATTGCCAGGGGAGGAATATCTGGACAGGTTACTATGGGTTTTGTCAGTCTAGCATTGAAGATGACTAATGGAATCCGGCTTATAACTGATGAATCAAAACAAGATTCACTTGACGAATTATCGAATTATATTAAATTTAGATCGTTATCTCAAAGCATTGCCAGATCAGAGTTAGAAATGGGAAACGTGGTTACGTTATTAAAAGATGTTGATGATAATTTAACAGTGCCGCAAATAACACCAATGAACTACATAACGCTTTTGACTGACAAAGAAAAGATTGGCGATACTACTAATCAAAATCTTATACATGGGACTGTTACAAAAGCAGTTCATGACGAAGCAAATAATCCAATCGAATACGATATTGATGACATTGCATTATTTAGAATGTGGTCTGATGATAATTATTTTATTGATATAATGGGCCGGAACACGTTTGGGATTTATGGTGCATCCATGGTTCCAGAAATCCAATCACCATTGAAATCAATGACAAACGCATCATACTATTATGATGAATTCATAAAACGGTATGGTGTTGGTCGTATGCACAGAGACATGCGGTTAATTGGGGAATTGCTAAAGGATGGACTAATGGCAGAAGCTACAGTCAAAGAATACATGAAGGAAGAGACAGCAGCACAGCAGAAAATAAAGGCAAATGAAGATTACATAACGATGGGCCAAGATTTGAAAATGATTGAAACTAAACACGGTTTTGATATTACAAAATATCTTGAGTTCAGAGAAAAACAGATAGATAAGGCTTTATTACAGACAGATGTATCATCGGGTCGTGTTGGTTCTCAATTTACGAGCTCTGGCAGTGAAGTCTCAAGGCAGGAATTGATAAGAATCCAGTCGTTGAGAGACACATTCTTTGATACGCTTTTAAATCAGGTAGTTGCTCCCCATCTTCCAGATTATAATTTGAAACTTGAAGATGTGTATATTGTTGCAGAGCCATTGAGCACAATTCATGTGAACCATCGTGATTTATTGGAAGCTGAAGCGGTTGGAATGATTACTCAAGGAGAAGCGAGGCAAAGAATGGGTTTCCCAGAAGAAAAGCCGGAGGTTGCATTATGATAGTTGATGCGTTTTTAAATTTGATACGAAATGCTATTCACGGCGATGGTTTTGTATATCCAACCCACATCGGTATAGGGACAGGAACAACAGCACCTGCGGCAAATAATACAGCATTGGAAACTGAAGTTTATCCATATGGGGGGTCAAGGGGCATTATTAGTTCAAAGACTATAATAACATCAAAAGAAGTTGTGTTTCAGCTTTCTTTGCTTCCTGCACAAGGAAACGGGAATGATTTAACTGAAGTTGCGATATTCAATTCTGCGACTGGTGGAACCATGACAAATAGGATAGTTCATACCGAAATTACAAAAACATCATCGTTTGAATTGGTATATCAAATAACAATTGCAGTATCGGATGTGTAAATATGGTAATGACTTTTGCTAATGGTGATAAAATATATCACGTTGAATTAAATAGTATGGTTGATGCACACGATGATAATGGTGTATTGACCGGGCTTGAAATTACGGCACAAAGTACGCCTAATATGACCGTGCGTTGTGGAATTGGGCAGTGCCATGTTGATAATGAACAATATGAAGAGACATCATCTAGAAATATATCATTAACGAGTGGACATGATACATATCCAAGAATAGATATAATTTATTTTAGTACTAGTGCAGGGTATGCGGGAAGATCTACTGGAATACCTGCAGCAACCCCATTACCAAAAGATATACCAGCAGGTGATATATTACTAGCAACTGTATATGTTCCTGTAGATGATACTGCGGTAGAAAGCAGCCAGATAACAGACGAAAGGGTATTCGTTAAACCGATGGGATTGTATTATATCGCTAGTGATTCACTTCTTGATTCAAGTGATAATGAAGAACTTATACTAAAGAAAAAGAATTAACAATTCCTGATGATATATTCTCAAATGATTCCACATTGAGAATAAAATTTGATATAAAAACCACGAATAATGCGGTTCCTGTTTACGGTCGTATTTATCGTAATGGTGTAGCGGTGGGGACACAAAGGGAAACATATAGTACATCCTATGATCCTTATTCAGAAGATATATCTGGTTGGTCTGCAGGTGATTTAATACAATTGTATACATATTCTGGGGATGCTGGCGTAGTGGATGTTTATGTCCAAAACTTTAGAGTTTATGGGGATATGGATGTGAAAAGTGTATATAATTGGTAGTTGGTGCAACAATGGTAATGGATTTTTCTAGTAATTACGTACCATATCACGTTGAATTAAATAGCATAATAGCATCATGTAATGGCAATGGGGTATTGAATGGACTTGAGATCACTGCACAAAGCACACCAAGTTTGATGATAGATTATAGTGCTGGAAAATGTTTTATTGATAATGAATTGTATGAGGAATCGAGTTCTTATATTACATTATCAGCAGGACATTCAACATATTCACGAATAGATATGGTATATTACAACACTGCTGTAAATGGTATTTCGGTCGTGAACGGGGTGGCTACATCTAGTCCAGTTCCTCCTGACATACCAGATAATGATTTATTACTGGCATTGGTTAATGTTCCTGCTAATGATACGACTATAGAAAGTACACAAATAATAGATGAAAGAATATTCGTTGAATCAGCTAGATTGTATTATGCAGCGTATTATACAGCAAGTGATGTTTTATTGAAATCGAGTGACAGTGAAGAATATCATTTAGGGGGGGGATATACAAAAGAAAAAGAAATCGCTGCTATGCCATATGATTTATATAGTAATGATTCTACCCTGAGAATAAAATTTGATATAAAAACTACGGATACTGAAGTACCCGTATATGGCCGTGTTTATCGTAACGGTATAGCAGTCGGAACCGAAAGAGAAACATATAGTGCAACTTATGCTAATTTCACGCAGGATATTTCAGGATGGTCAGCAGGTGATTTAATACAATTGTATACGTACTCTGGAGACGCTGATGTTATCAGTGTGTGTGTTCAGAATTTTAGAATTTATGGTGATTTAGATTCAAAAAACATGATTGATTGGTAGTATATCAATACCCATATCAATATACTATTTATTATATACTAATAACTGTATAAGTTAAAGTATGCAGTTGATAAGTTGTTCTGCCGAGGATTTTAAAGTTGCATCTACAAAAACCGAAGGAATACCTACACATGCAGTTGAAATTCAAGGAGAATTAATAAACATAAATAAAAAGAATCTTCTTGATTGGGGTGTCAAAGATTCTGCGGTCGATGGTATAATTGCTGCTGGTGTTGGTATACC